GAAAGCGTCAGAAGAGTACGGACTGCAAATAGGTCAGGCTATTCAATATGAATGGTTTAGAAAAGACGGAACCTCTTGTAGATTTTATAATAGATGGAGAGACTTTCATAGACTTCGTTTATACGCTAGGGGTGAGCAATCAATTGCTAAATACAAGAATGAGTTAGCTGTAGACGGAGACCTTTCTTATTTGAATTTAGATTGGACACCTGTTCCAATACTTCCTAAGTTTGTTGACATTGTTGTTAACGGAATGTCTGATAGATTATTTAAGGTTAAGGCATACGCTCAAGATGCTATGTCTCAGGCTAAGAGAAATAAATATCAGGACATGATTGAAACTCAGATGGCAGGTAAAGAGTTTCTTTCTCAATTACAGGGAATGACAGGGGTAAATCCATTTGTTATGGATCCTGATAAACTACCTGAGAATGATGATGAGCTTTCTTTATTTATGCAGCTTAATTATAAGCCTGCTATAGAGATTGCTGAAGAGCAGGCTATCAACACAATATTTGACGAGAACCATTATCAAGACATTAGAAAAAGACTTGACTATGATGTGACAACAATAGGTATTGCTGTAGCTAAACATGAATTTCTTTTAGGTGAAGGCGTAAGAATATCTTATGTTGATCCTGCCAATATAGTTTACAGTTATACTGAGGACCCATTCTTTAAAGACTGTTTTTATTGGGGTGAGATTAAGACCTTGCCTCTAACAGAACTTATGAAGATTGACCCTACACTTACCAAGCAGGACTTAGAAGAGATATCTCAATACAGTCAGGGTTGGTACGACTACTATAATGTTTCTAGATTCTATGATAATACAGTTTTCTTTAGGGATACCTGTACTCTTATGTATTTTAATTATAAGACAACAAAGAAGGTTGTTTATAAGAAAAAAATATTAGAGGGTGGTGCTAGTAGAGTTATAGAGAAGGACGATACGTTTAATCCTCCTGTTGATATGATGGAGGAAGGAAAGTTTGAAAAGATGGAGAAGACCATTGACGTATGGTACGAGGGTATCATGGTGATGGGGACAAACATTCTTTTGAAGTGGCAGATGATGGAGAACATGGTAAGACCTAAGTCGGCATCGCAACATGCGATACCATGCTATGTTGCCTGTGCTCCTCGTATGTATAAGGGAGTTATTGAATCATTGGTTAGAAGAATGATACCATTCGCTGACTTAATTCAGATAACACACTTAAAGTTACAACAGGTCATAGCAAGGACAGTTCCGGACGGGGTGTTCATTGACGCTGATGGTTTAAATGAGGTTGACCTTGGAACAGGTTCAGCCTATAATCCTGAAGATGCACTAAGATTATATTTCCAAACAGGTAGTGTTATTGGTAGGAGCTATACTCAGGATGGTGAGTTTAATAACGCTAGGGTTCCTATTCAGCAACTTACTTCTAATTCAGGGGCAAGCAAGACACAGATGTTGATTGCAAACTATAACCATTACCTAGATATGATTAGGGCGGTTACGGGGCTCAATGAAGCTAGGGATGGTTCTACCCCTGATCCTAACTCTTTAGTTGGTATACAGAAGTTGGCTGCATTAAATTCAAACACAGCAACAAGACATATATTAGAAAGCAGTCTTTATGTTTACAGGACTTTAGCTGAGGCTCTGACTTACAGGGTTGCAGATATATTAGAATACGCAGACTTTAAAGACGACTTTGCTAACAAGATAGGTAAGTATAATGTTTCTATTTTAAATGAGATATCAGATTTATATTTATACGACTTCGGTATTTTTATCGAGGTTGCTCCCGATGAGGAACAGAAGTCTCAACTTGAGGCGAATATACAAATGGCTTTATCCAAAGGTGATATTAATTTGGAGGATGCTATTGATATTCGTGAGATGAGAAATCTTAAGTTAGCAAATCAATTATTGAAACTTAAGAGGGTTAAGAAGCAGGATAGGGAAGAGAAGATGGCTATGCAGAAGCAGGCTATGGTTGCACAGCAAAATATGCAGTCTCAGCAGATGGCTGCTCAGGCTGCAATTCAAAAGATTGACGCTGAAACAAAATCTAAGATGCAGATTAAGCAAGCAGAGATAGCCTTTGAGATTCAGAAGATGGAGAAGGAGGCGTTGTATAAGTCACAGCTAATGGCTGAGGAATTTAACTACGCTATGAAAATGAAGGGTGTTGAGGTTGAAGACTTAAATAAAAGAGAGAAGGAAAAGGAGACAGCTAAATCAAAAAGAATAAGTCAACAGAATACTCAACAATCAAAGTTAATAGACCAAAGAAAGAATAATCTACCACCAATGGACTTCGAATCTAATGAAGATAGTTTAGATGGTTTCGATTTAGCCGAGTTTGAACCTCGCTAATAGATTGAAAAAAAATTTATAACTTTGCGTAAAATTAAATCAAATGGAAATTAAAGTAAGAGCATTAGATTCGGCAGAGCCGAAGAGTGTTCAAGAGGTTGAGAAAGAACTTCTTGATAAACACGAACAGGAAATAAACGCTGAACAGGTTACTGAACCTACGGTAACTGAAGAGGCAAAAATAGAACAACCTCAAGAGGTTGAACTAAAAGAAGAAGACGTTCTTTCATATATTGGTAAGAGATATAATAAGCAGATAAACTCTTTTGATGAACTTATGTCTGAGAGAAGTCAGGCAGAAGAGCTACCGGAAGATGTTGCTGCTTATATGAAATACAAAAAAGAAACAGGCAGAGGATTTGAGGACTTCCTTAAATTAAAAAAGGATTATGAATCAATGGACTCTGATGAGCTTCTTAAAGAATACTTGTCGTCTACTCAGGACGGACTTGACGAAGAAGATATCGACGTTATGATGGATGAGTACAGGTACGACGAGGACTTGGATGATGAGTCTAAAGTAAAGAGAGTTAAGATAGCTAAAAAGAAAGCTGTTGCTGAAGCCAAGAAATTCTTCACTTCACAGAAGGAAAAATATAAACTGCCACTTGAGTCAAGTTCGGTAGGTATTTCTGAAAGTGAAAAGAAGGAGATTGAGGAATATAAGCAATATATAGCGAAGGCTAAAACTTTGGAAGAGGAAGGGAATCGTAAGCGTCAGTGGTTTGATAAGAAGACTGACGAAGTTTTTGACGGAGGATTCAAAGGTTTTGAGTTCAATGTCAACAATAAAAAAATTACATTCGCTCCCGGAGAAGCAGCAGAATTAAAAAAACTACAGTCAACTCCTGCGAACTTTATAAATAAGTTCTTGGATGAGAGTGGGATGATTAAGGACGCTGTTGGATACCATAAGTCATTAGCTGTAGCAATGAATCCTGAGAGGTTTGCTAAGTTCTTTTACGAACAAGGACTAGCAGATGCAACTGAGAATGTTATGCGTAAGACCAAAAACATTAATATGTCTGAGCGCAAAGCACCCGAAGTTACTAAGTCTCAGGATGGAATGCAGGTAAAGGCGGTAAACCCGGACACAGGAAAAGGTCTAAAGATCCGCAGTATAAAAAGAATATAAACATTAAAAACTAAAAAACATGGCGTTATTAAACACCCCCACGTTTGCGCTGCAACCCGCAGCCGAACAAGTTGCTTTGTCAACAAACTACATTACTAACTTCAACTTCTTGAATCAGTATCTTCCTGATACTTACGAGAAAGAATTTGAGCGTTATGGAAATCGTACAATTGCTTCTTTCCTTCGTATGGTAGGAGCTGAGATGCCTTCAAACTCTGACCAAATTAAGTGGGCAGAACAAGGTCGTCTTCACATTAAGTATACTAGCTGTACTGCTTCGTTAGTTGCAGCAGGTGTAGGAACTTTCACTATTGGTGATTCAGGAGTTACTTACGCTGCTATTCGTAAGAATCAAACTGTGTTCATTCAGAACAACGCTACAGGAGCAACAAACAAAGCTATTGTTACAGGTGTTACATCTGCTACAGTTTTCACTGTTGCTTTCTATGAGTCTACAGTTAACATTGCTAACGGAAACATTTGTACTATATTTATTTACGGTTCTGAATTTAAGAAAGGTGAAGCAGGAATGATAGGTTCTTTGGAAGCTGAAGATTCAATCTATTCTAACAAGCCAATTATCCTTAAAGATAAGTATGCTGTTAACGGTTCTGACATGGCTCAGATCGGATGGGTTGAGGTTACTACTGAGAATGGTGCTACAGGATACCTTTGGTATTTGAAGAGTGAGCACGAGACTCGTTTGCGTTTCGAAGACTACCTTGAGACTGCAATGATTGAAGCGGTTCCTGCTGAGTCTACATCAGGTGCTGAGGCTGTATTAGGTACAGGCGCAGGTTCAGAAGGTATCTTCTATGTTGTTAACAGTCGTGGTAACGTATGGGGTGCAGGTACTCCTACTACTCTTGCTGATTGGGATACAATCGTAGCTCGTTTAGATAAGCAGGGTGCTATCGAAGAGAACGTAGTGTTTGCTAACCGTGGATTCTCTTTCGATATCGACAATATGCTTGCTACCCTTAACGGATACAGCTCAACAGGTGCTGCTAACGGTGCGTCTTATGGTTTATTCGATAACGATGTGAACATGGCATTGAACTTAGGTTTCAGCGGATTCCGTCGTGGTTATGACTTCTATAAGTCTGATTGGAAGTACTTGAACGATCCTACAATGAGAGGTGGTTTAGTTAATTCCGGAGCGGGAACTATTACAGGACTTCTTGTTCCTGCGGGTTCTACTTCTGTTTACGATCAGATTATGGGTAAGAATGCTAAGAGACCATTCTTGCATATCCGTTACCGTGCTTCTGAAGCTGAAGATAGAAGATACAAGACTTGGATTACAGGTTCAGCAGGTGGTGCAGCTACAAGCGACTTAGATGCAATGGAGGTTAACTTCCTTTCTGAGCGTTGTGTTTGTACTTTAGGTGCTAACAACTTTGTATTGTTCCGTTACGGAGCTTAATCTAAAAATAATTGGAGGGGGGATTTCCCTCCTCCTTTTTAAATTTTTTAAAATCAAATTAAATTAAATAAATATGTCAAAGAATAACATGGGACCTTCAGATAAGGTCTATAAACTAAAATCAGGAACTCCACTTTCCTATACACTAGCATCTCGTAACCATCCTAGATATCCTCTATTATGGTTTGATGTAAAAAATAATATTAACCGTGCTTTAAGATATGCGGTTAATCAAAAGTCACCGTTTGAAGATGAGCAGGATGGAAACGCTATTCTTGAACCAATTGTGTTTGAGGATGGTTTCTTAACTGTTCCTAAAACTAACCCGGTACTTCAACAATTTTTATATTACCATCCATTCAATGGAATATTGTTCACAGAGGTTGACAAAGAAAAAGAAGCAGCAGATGAGGTTGCTGACCTTAACTTAGAGGTTGATGCTTTAATTGAAGCACGTCAGCTTACGGTAGATCAAATAGAGACCATGAGTAGAGTGTTGTTTGGCAAGGACCCTACAATGATATCTACTGCTGAATTAAGAAGAGATTTATTAATATACGCAAAGCAAGACCCAAAGGGGTTCTTGAATACACTTAACGACCCTGAGCTTAAGTTCAGTGCAAAGGTTAGGTTGTTCTTTGAAAAGAAATTACTTGTAATGCGTAATGGAGATAAGGAGATATGGTTTAATACTTCATCAAATAAAAAGAAAATGTGTTCTGTTCCATTCGGGGAAGACCCTTATATGACGGCAGAGCATTTATTAAGAAGTGATGAGGGATTAGATTCATTAAAGTTATTAGAATCAAATTTGGATTAGGTTTAGGTTGTGTTGTTTGTTTGTTAAAGGAGGGCTTTGTCGCCCTCTTTTTTTTCTTATATTTGTAGAATGATAAACTCAGTAAGGAACACAGTCTTGTCCGTATTGAATAAGAATAACTACGGCTATGTATCTCCATCGGACTTCAACCTATATGCCACTCAAGCGCAAATGGAGTTGTACGAGGAATACTTCAGTAACTATAATAAGGATATCAATATGGAGAACTCTCGTATGTCGGGTTCAGACTATGCTGATATATCAAGGGCTTTAAGAGAGGTATTAGAAATTTTTTTAGTTTCTGATTTTTTATATCCTGTTGTTTCTGCTTCAGGAAATACACTTAATAGATTTTATGCTCCATCATTAATTACAACAGGCAATGAGGCTTACATGATAGAGAATGTTTTGTGTTATACTAGTCAGTTAACTTTAGGTTCAAACACATCAGCGGTTGCATTTCAGTTAGTTGATTTAACCGCATCATTTTTATCAAATGGTATAAGCCCCGGAGACATTGTTGTGAACATAGTTACAAACCAAACAACTACTGTTCAGGCTGTTGTTACAAACACTACGATAGACCTTAATGAAGATATATTTTTATCTTCGGGTGAAGACTATAGAATATATTCTGCATCTAAATATGGTGAGGCAGAGAAGGTTCATCCTGCAAAATTGAATCTGCTCAATACATCAATGCTGACCTCTCCTAGTTTAATGTTCCCTGCTTATGAAACTAAGGGTAATAATTTAATTTTTTATCCTACTAGCATAAAAGGATACGGTGTAGTTAAGGCAACATACTTTAGGTATCCAAAGGTTCCTAAGTGGACGTATATATCTTTATCAAATGGAGAGCCATCATTCGATCAATCTCAACCTGACTACCAAGATTTTGAAATGCCACAAGAGGATGAGTTTAAATTGGTTATGAAGATATTACAATACTGTGGTATGTCTATAAGAGAGATTCAGGTAACTCAATTTGCTCAAGCTCAAGAACAGCACGAACAGCCGTCATTCAGTCAACAAATGTAAAAAATAAAAGATGCCATATATATCACAATACGAATATTATGACAACAATGGTAACTCACCTCAAGATGCAAATTGGGGTTCTTATCAATATGTTAGCTTAAAAGATATTGTAAACAATTTTCTTTTGATGTACTCAGGTAATCATTCTTTAGTTAACAACGAAGAAAGATTTAAAGTTTTGTTCCATGCAAAGCGTGCTATTCAAGAACTAAACTATGACGCATTTAAAGAAATTAAAGTTTTAGAATTAAGTGTATGCGATTCGTTAAGATATGTACTTCCATCTGACTACGTTAATTGGGTTAGGATATCTTTATATAAAGATGGATGGCTCAGACCTCTTAGTGAAAACATTCAGACAATATCTTCTAGGGCTTACCTTCAGGATCAGAACTGTAATATATTGTTTGATCAAAATGGAAACATATTAGAACCACAGAACTCTACTATAGATTTTGATAGAATACACGGTACTAAAAAAAGTTTGTACTTAAATCAAGGCAATCAATTTAATGGACAGATGGGTTGGTGTGTTGATGGGAATTGGTACTTTGACTATGGCATTGGTGCTGCTTATGGTTTAAATACAGAGACAGCAAACTTCA